GATATAGATAAAGAACATTACTACAGCTATAATACCTAAATTAGTCTTCATACTCATATTTTTCAGCTAGATCACAACCTACTATAGCAGCAGGTATCCATCCAAAGATTAACATAAGCATTAATGTACCACCATGGGTAGCACAAGATTTTAAATCTGTGGCATCAGATAAGTAATAACCAATAGTGGTTATTGTAAGCCAAGTGATAAGGAATGTTGCTACTACAGCAAGCATAATTTTTGTTGTTTTCATACTGTTTTAGTTAAAGATTTTAGTTCTAATATATTCTGTTGCATAATGTGGATCAGACATAGCTTTAATTGTTGGTAAGTGTTTATCCAAATTAACTAAAGCTTTTTTGTGGTCATATAAACCATAAACTGATAAGAAGACTTCTAGGAAATTAAATTTAACCCATCTGTCTGCTTTACCTATCTTAAGAAAGATATCAGAAAATTCTTTGCACATAATCTCTGTCTTAGAGTTATTGATGCTGAATGATCCTTCTTTAATAAGTTTGCTGATACACGTTGACTTTGAATTGTTAGTAGCAATCATTGCTATCATTGTGGGTTCAAGATTATAGATATTGATATACTTCAATAGTTTCATATAATCATTGTTTACTACTTTGTAAGCATTGACATAATCTAACAGTCCCCAAGATTTACTTGAGTTGTTTAACATAGCCATACAAGATACTATTTCTTCAACAGTATTAAGTTTCAGTGATCTATAAGATACTGGTGCATTCTGGCGTATTAATGCATTAAGCAAATGTTGACCATCTATAACATAAGTTTTAGTTAGACCTTCAAATGCATTTGTGGTAACAACTATAACATCACGGATACATCCCATTTTGTTAAGTGACTTTACCATACTTTCTACATGCTTAGAATTTACTTCACGATTCATAGGAAGGTAACTAAACATGTCATACTTTGTAGTTGTTTGTGATTTAATGTGTTTCATACTATTTGTTTTAAGTGAATATTAAATAAAAAGTAGCAGGAGTTATTACCTAAACCCCTGCAAGAAAATTGGATTGTTACAGGCTTTGCACCTGTTTGGGAGCATATGAACCTCCACTTGTTTCTGTTTCTACATCTGCTAAATGTATTTGGATGTTTCATAGTGAACATCTAAGCTGCATTGTTTCATCACCACTTATGCTATGGTCTTAGGATTACACAGCTCTGTGAGTACTCCAGTATCTTCTTTGTTGTTTACATCTAGAAGCACAGCTTTCTAATGTAACTACAAATAATAGCAATGCTATGATTGCAATGGCTTTTTTGTTCATGGTTTTAGTATTTAAAGGTTAATTAAAAAAACTTACTCAGTACTGTTTCATCTTTACGGTTTCACAGTTAACCCAGTTATTTCATAGGACAACAGCATACCTGAGTAAGTTTATTATTTTAACAAGTAGTTATTTCTTCTGGATCATTGGTCCAGGCATATCTTTCATTCAGTTTGTTAAGTTGGATATCTTTTAAAGATTTACCCACTGTTCTAAAGACTACAAAATCTATTTCCCAATTCATACCAGTGTAACTGATTTCTATTAAGGATTGAACTTTGTTGTTTCTGTAACTATGAACGGGTTGTACTCTAATATCTTTACTTATCATATGTAAAGGAGCTAATACACTTTCATTAAAGTCTGAGTAACTTACTCTGATCTTAAAAGTGTTGACAGGTGTACCGTTTACTAATACGGTTTGCATTCCAAATAAATTGATTGATTTCATACTTTCTGTTTAATTAATGATTATTGATTTTTACAAGATTCCGGATGATAATGCTCTTATCCTATAGAGAGAGATAACAATTCTATAAGGGAAGAAGACTACCATGTGTAACTACTACTAATACTTTTGTTAGCTATATATATAATAGAAGGTGTAAGTATAATTATGAGTGTGATTAAGGTATGTATTTGGTAATATAAGATCACCCATATACATTGTGACACACAAATGAATACAAAATTCTTTTAAATAAATAGAAAAAGGGATGATTAGTAACCATCCCTTTCCAATTACATTGCTTCCACCCAATAGAGTGTAGTTTCTTCCCCTGTTACAAGGTCAACTACTCTATTATCAGATAATTTAAAGCCTGGCATCTCATCTCCTGCGTTCAACTTTTTCTGAAGTTGTGCAATTGTAGGATGATTGGCTTTCATTACTGAGTTAGTCTCAGGATCAATAAGGCTCAATACACCAAATGTAATATTACTTTGGGTTCTTGTTCCAACACTGATGCCGGCTAACGTTCCTATCTTTGATTGGATAGGTGCAGATGTAACAATAATGGTAGCAGTTCCCGTGCTATCATTCACTCTCAATTTTCTAAAAAATACTGACATAACTAATTTATTAATTTGTTTTATTGCAATAGTGCAACAATTAGCTGGGGAGCAGAGAGGAGCTGCGCGGAGCGCAGCAGCTGGAGAGCAGAAAGGTATGCGTAGTAGCTGATAGGCAGAACAATTGGTAACACTCAATAAAGTATGCGTAGTGCACCACAGCACAAAAAGGAGAATTAGTAACCTTTAAAAAGAAGAGGAGTGCTTTTACACACTCCTCTGTTCTGATGTTACACAGCCTCAATCCACATTAGGGTTGTTAGCTCACCAGTTTGAATATCAACCACAGGGTTGCTACTCAATTGGAATCCTGGCATCTCATCACCAGCATTTAATTTCTTTTGCAAGGCTAGAATAGTTGGATGGTTAGCCTTCATTACCTGATTAGTTTCAGGGTCAATCAAACTTAATACTCCAAAGGTTACACTACCTTGTGTACGTGTTCCCACGTTCATTCCAGCAAGAGTAGTACTTTTGCTTGTGATTGGCTTGTCTGTAGCAATGATTGTTGCTGTGCCAGTTGATTCATTGATTCTCAATTTTCTGAAGAAAACACTCATAATATTATATTTTATTTGTTTTTGGGTACCACAGACGCGGGGGTACCCTCACCGCAAAAATTAGCTGGGGAGCAATTTGGTAGTAGGTACCACCATTGCAATACACACTATTTTTTTTGGGGACAAAAAATTTTTTTTATATTACTATGATTAAGTTCTGTGAAAATTATTTTATCTTTACACCAGAAATTTGTATATTAATCTTATAGAAGGATAATTAAATAAATATAAAATGAATATATTACAGGATATTATGGGTTTAATCTCTAAAGGTAAGGTGAAGACACCTACAGATAAAGATTACCTAGTAGTTGCTGCATACACTGATGTCCAAGAGGTGCTGAAACCTCAGCCAAAAATGCAAGCTAATTTAGTTAATATTGGGGCACTAAAAAAATATATTGGAACTGGAATGCAAGGACCAACTGGTGCAACAGGTGCAACTGGACCAACACCATGGAACTTACCCGCTACAGTATATAATAATGGTTTAGATTATAATTATGGAGATGCAGTAATTTATGAAGGCGGATATTATTATAGAACAGGGAATCCAAATAATCCGGGTTATCCTCCAACACCCGGAATCATAAATGAATCATGGACACCTGTTGCTGATAGAGGAGAACAAGGCATTCAAGGTATTCAAGGAATACAAGGAACAGCTGGTGCTTCTGTAACTATACTTGGTTCATATGCAGACTTAGCAGCATTTAATGCTGGAGCAGGTTCTTTACCTGGAGTTAATTTAGGAGATGCATGGATTTTGTTATCTGATGGATCTTTAATGTCTTGGAATGGAACTGTATGGTTTGATGCTGGTGATATTCAAGGACCTCAAGGAATTGAGGGACCACAGGGACTGCAGGGTATTCAAGGGATTCAGGGTATTCAAGGTGTAAGTGGTACTTCGGGATTAGAAACTTCTACTAGATATTCTCCAACGTTTCAAGCAACAGGTATGACTTTTACCGGAACTGGGGCAACTTATCCTACTTATAATTCTTATTATGTTAAATCAGGTTTGCTAGTTAGCTTTGTAATAGAAATTGATTTTACAACAGTTACTAATTTTGGTACTGGTCAATATAAAGTTGCATTGCCATTTGCTCCTGCTTTTGGATATAACCATTTTAGTGGTTGGATATGGGCTGATCCAAACATTAGCCCAGATACTGGAACTGGACACACAATACTTAATGCAGACACTGCTGGTATTACAACTGTCTTAGACTTACATTATTTGAAACAATCAGGAGGAGCTAATTCGCCTATTAGAGAAGGGTTATGGACTCAAGGACTTCCTGTTCCATTAACAACAATAAGTAAAGCATATATTAATGGAACTTACATTTCCGCAACTTAAATAAAAACTATGAATATTTTACAAGACATAATAGGTTTAATCACCAAACGTAAGATTAAAACTCCATCAGACAAAGATTATATTGTATCAGCAGCATACACTGATACATATGAAGTACTTAAGCCACAACCAAAAATGGAAGCAAGTTTGCTTAACATTGGAGCTTTAAAAAAATATGTACAAATTGGTACAGTTACAGGAACAGGTACTAATAACTTTCTTACTAAATGGACAAGCAATGGTGTAATTGGAGATAGTTTATTTTATAGTGATGCAACTATTGCAAAAACTATTTACAGTGGTGCAGACAATGGTTTGTTTTTAGATTTTTCAAATGGTGTTTATAATTTAACTTCTAATGGTTCTTTAGGATTACAAATTTTTAATAATAAAGTTGAAGTTGGGGATTTTAATGGATATGGTAATACTACTATTTTTAGTATTGATGATTCATATCAAATTATGAAAACTCAAAGTGCAAATGCAGATAAAGGTTTGTTTTTAGATTTTGCAGCTAATCAATATTCTTTTGGAGATTATGATGGAGCTATTAATGGGACAACTTTATCAGTTAATGATTCTATTCAAATAATTGAATTATTCTCTACAAGAGTTCAATATACAGGTCAAACAACTGCAACTATTGCTGCGTTTACGGGAAACAAAGCAGGTCAATTAGCATACAATTCTGATTCAAATAATTTTCAATATTATAACGGAACGGCTTGGGCACCAGTTGCACCAAAAACAACTTATATGATGACGGGTGTATTTTCCAATATGTTTGGTGGAGATCCCGGAGGACTTAATAAAGATATTTTAGAATGGAGTCCAACTACACCTGCTGCAAGTCATTCATCAGTATTACCTATACTTCAAAACTGTAGAATTACTGCTGCCTCATTAAAATGGATTAGTTCAACTCCAATTGGTACAATTAATCCTACAGATAGTTGGACAGTTAATGTATATAAAATGACAAATCCATTAACGGGTTCTACTACAGCTGATGGTAACTTTACTCTTATTGGAACTTTAGGTATAACATTAACTTCTGCAAATTCAGGAACTACTCCAGGAATATTTTCATCAGGTTTAAATGTTGTTTTAAATGCTGGAGATATTATTAGAATTGCAGGTATTGAAACAGGAACAATTGGAACAAGTACAGAAGAAGCACAATTATCAATATTGATTGAAGTAATTTAATAAAAGATGGCAATTAAAAAAGACTCTAGATTAGCAAGTGCCGGAGTTGCTGGTTACAATAAACCAAAACGTACTCCGTCACATCCAACTAAGTCACATGTGGTTGTGGCCAAAGAAGGAGATACAGTAAAGACAATTAGATTTGGTCAACAAGGTGTAAGTGGTGCAGGAGCAAATCCTACCACACCAAAAGAAAAGGCTAGACAAAAATCATTCAAGGCTAGACACGCATCAAATATTGCTAAAGGTAAAATGTCTGCTGCTTATTGGGCAGATAAAGTTAAATGGTAATGGCAAAAGCAAAATCTACAGTAAACGCAGCAGGTAACTACACAAAACCAGGAATGCGTAAAAATCTTTTTAATAAGATTAAAGCAGGAAGTAAAGGCGGAGATCCAGGAGAGTGGTCTGCACGTAAAGCACAACTACTTGCTGTTCAATATAAAAAAGCAGGAGGAGGCTACAAGTAATGGCACTAGCAAAATCACAAGAGTCACTTAAGAAGTGGGGTAATGAGAAATGGAAGACCTCAGACGGAAAACCGTCTAAAGGTAAGAAAAGGTATTTGCCTTCTGCAGCATGGGATGCATTGAGTGCTTCTGAGAAAGCAGCTACTAATAAAGCCAAGGCAGCAGGTAATGCTAAAGGAAAACAATTCGTGAAACAACCAAAATCTGTAGCTAAGAAAGCTGCAAAATTTAGATAACATTAAAACTTAAAATTATGAAAACTGTAAAAAAAATGAACATGGGCGGAACAATGATGTCTGACTCAACAATGATGAAAAAAGGTGGTGCCGTAAAAGCTAAAATGAAAAAAGGTGGTGCAATGAAAGATGTACCTGCTAGTAAAAAAGGATTAGCTAAACTTCCAACAGAAGTAAGAAACAAAATGGGTTACAAAAAGAATGGTGGTTCTACTGATCCTAAAATGAAAATGGGTGGGGCTATGAAAGGCAAAAAATGCTAATCATGAAGAAGACAGACAAAAAAAAGGTGGTCATCCCTAAAGGATATCATAAGATGCCAGATGGTAAGATTATGAAAGATAGTGCCCATAAGAAGACTAAAAAGAAGTAATATCAATCTTCCTATTAAAGGATTATGATTAATGTGTATGAGAGAAATTGATTTAATTAAACTAGGGTTTCAACGTTTTGATGAAAGCCCTGAATCCAGCGGAAGCTCACAACCTTGGTACTATTATGCTAAGGATGTGGGAAAGGTTGGCTTCTTATCCTGTGACAGTGATTCAGATGAAGCTAAGAAGGGTAAATGGACCGTTGATGTTTTAGACGGAGATATTGTTTTCAATAAAGCGTCAGAACTGAAAACCGTAATTACTTTATTAGAAAAGAATAAAATTTAAAAATAAATCCATTAAACTTTTTTTATTTAAACTATTATTATATATTTGTAGTATATTGTTTAACTTAAAAAAATTAAAAAATGGCAAATGCAAAAACCTCCAATCCTTTAGATGAGAAAGAACCTATCTTAACTAAAGAAGAATTAAATGCACGTAGAGAAGAAATTAGTGCATTCTACAAAGACAACATTCCACACTTAGAAGTACAAGCAGAGTATGAGATGCTTTTAGCTACTATTGAGAAATCAAGAGCTGAAAGATTACAGGCTCAAATGTATATGGCACAGGCCTATGCTTCTCAAAAAGAAGGTGGACAAGTACCAGCTAATTCAGAAGAAGCAAGAGCTTTTAAAGAAGCAATGGAAAATGCTGCATCTCAAATAGACTAAACTATGAAGATGCTAAAGAGGGGGGATTCTGGACCAGATGTTCAGACCCTCCAATCTAAACTGTTATTAAAACAAGATGCACAGTTTGGACCCGCAACAGAAAAAGCTGTAATTAGATTCCAACTATCTAATGATCTACCAGTTACAGGAATAGTAGACGCAGATATGTGGACATTGTTATTTAACAAAGTACCTACATTACAAGAAGCTATTGATGAAGACTCAGATATATTTGGTCAGTACTTTAAAACTAACTATGATCAGATAATTCACAAACATTATCTATCCCCTAAAGAATACATTAAAGGGCCCATTAAAAATGAATACATATTCTTACACCATACAGCTGGAGGAAACAATCCGTATGCTTGTGTTGATATGTGGAATAAAGATGATAGGGGTGCAATTGGAACTGAATTTGTTTTAGGTGGTAAAAATCATAGTACTGGTGATGCTAAATATGATGGTCAAATGGTTCAAGCTTTTCCAACTGGAAATCAAGGCTGGCATTTAGGTTTAACTAAATCAGGTTGGATGAATAGACATTCTGTAGGTTTAGAAATTTGTTCAATGGGACAATTAACTAAAGATTATAAAACCTATGTAGGAACTAAGACTCACCCAGATGAAGTAACAACATTGAAAGAAGCATTCAAAGGATTTTTATACTGGCATACATATTCAGATAAACAAATTAAAGAAACTGAAAAGTGGATTAAGTATGTTGCTGAAAGAGATAGTATTGATATAAGATTGGGATTGAAACAATTAATACAAAAGTATGGTGCAACTAAAGCATTTGAATACAATGAAGATGCAGCTACTGGAAAAATTAAAGGATTACTAACCCATACCAATGTAAGAAAGGATAAGTTTGATTGCTATCCACATCCAGACTTAGTTGATATGATAATGAGTTTAAAATAATGGCTATAGTAAACAAAGTAGATTTAAAATTACAAGTAGATATTAATGAAACCATTAAGTATCAGATACTTACGTATTGTTTTTTTGAAAATATTTTAATTAGTAACTCAGATCTTAAATGTTTAATGGAGTTATCCAAACAACCAAAGGTTGAATTAACTAAGTTTTGTATATTTTTAACTGAACAACAAATATTTAAAAGTCCACAATCAGCTAGAAATGCTTTAGCAAAAGCAGAAAAGAAAAAGTTAATAGTAAAGAATGGTGTAAATAAAAAGACTATTTCAATTAACAAAACTATTAATGTTCAAATAGATGGTTTGGTATTGTTAGACTATAAGATATTAGGCCGTGAACCCAAAGAAGCATAAAGATTTTAAAGCAGGTATAGCTGAAGAAATTGGTGTGCATCCCCAAGTGGTGGATGATTTTATAACATTTTACTATGGTAAGTTAAGAAAGAAATTATCAGCACTAGAATATCCAAGAATAAATGTAGATGGATTGGGAACATTTTATTTGAGAAAGACTAAGTTAGAAAACTCAATTAAAAAGAATAAAAGTACACTGGGTAATTTAACTAAAAGAACATACAATGGTTATGCTCAGAGTGAAACTATACAGAATAACATTGAACAAATGTCTAAGGCATTGGCACAAATGGAAGCTGATATATTAAGAAAAAAAGAATTTAAAACTTAATAACTTTTACAATATGGAAGGAAAATGGAAAAAATATTTAAGTGCATTTAAAAATGCTGATCAAATAATAGAAGGCATTAAAAATAACATGTTTAAAAAAGAGCATATTGAAGCTGTTGCTACAGATAGATTTCAGATATGTATTAAGTGTTCTTTATTTGATGCTTCAGGAGATCATTGTTTAGCTCCCGGTACACAACCTTGTTGTTCAGATTGTGGATGCAGTCTTGCATTTAAAGTACGGTCATTATCAACATCTTGCCCTAAAGGGTTTTGGGATTCATTAATGACTGAAGAATTAGAAGAGAAAGTAAATCAACAAATTAAAAATTAACATTATGACAGTAACACAAATAGTAAATGATCTATTAGAAAATAATATGATTACTACGGAAGCAGCATCAGTTCTTTTACAAGCTGAAATTAAAGCTAATCTATTTGATAAAAAAAGTACCAATCAAGTATTTCAACCTTACCATGGAGTACCAAATGGAAGCACAACAAATCCATACTATGTTTCTACAACTACTAATGATCCTATATTAGGTACAACTAATAGAGAAATAAGTACTGGTGCAAATGAACTTTTAAAAGCAAAGTAATGGCTATTATATTTAAAGAAGATGGCCATACTTATGAAAGTATAGAGGAAGATAACATTGAATGGATAAGTGTTACTTCACTTGTTGGTAAGTTCAAACCTAAGTTTGATAAAGAAGGACAGGCAAAAAAATCTGCAAAGAATAAAAATTCTAAGTGGTATGGTATGACTGTAGAACAAATATTACAAGCTTGGGATAATGAAACTGAAAGAGCTGTTACTCTTGGTAACTTCTACCATAATCAAAGAGAATCAGACATGCTTGATTTTAAAACTATTGAGCGTAATGGAACTGAAGTACCTATTATCAAACCACTTGTGAATGATGAAGGGATAAAATTAGCACCTGAACAAAAGCTATCTGATGGTGTTTATCCTGAGCATTTAGTTTATTTAAAATCTGTAGGGATTTGTGGTCAAGCAGACGTAGTAGAAATTGTAGATGGTTATATTAACATCAATGATTACAAGACTAATAAAGAAATTAAAGAAAAAGGATATACTAATTGGGAAGGTATTACAAGTAAAATGTTTAAACCTGTTAATCATTTAGATGATTGCAATTTAAACCATTATTCTTTACAGCTCAGTATTTATGCGTATATTATTAAAAAGCATAATCCTTCTTTAAAGATTGGTAAACTTACAATTCAACATGTTAAGTTCAAACAGATTGGTGAAGACGCAAATGGATATCCAATAAATGAACACTATAATGGAGAACCCATTTTAGATGAAATCAAAATGTATGAAGTTCCTTATTTAAAAGATGAAGTTAATTCATTAATCATGTGGTTAAAAGATAATAAATAAAATTAAAAATAAATTATGGCAAGTATAACAATTACACAAGTTTATTTAGAACAAGCAACTGCACCTAATGGTCCTCCAATAAATCAATATTGGAATACAGATAGTGCTGGGCAAATGAGTATAGATCCCACTAAAATTACTGCAGTATCTTATGTATGGGATATTGTAGGAAAAGTTTTTATACCTGGAATTATACAAATTTATTTAAATGGTATTTTACAACCAATTTATAGTACAAACTCTTATGCATCAATAGTGGCATATATGAATCCAGTAACACCTTAATTATGCTAGTAAGACTATTTGATATTCAGAACAGTAAAGTAATTCCATCAGAACATTGCTATGCTCTACCTTTTTTAAATGCTATTATGGAAAATTATCCTGATACTTATTTAAAAATTTATCAGTACATATTTTACATGAGCTGTCCTAACCCTGATATGAATCCATTTTTCAATCTACCAGAACATGAAAAAGAAGATATTATTATTGAAGAAGTTCAATTAGAAGATTCTCCTGAAGATCCTAAAATAAGATATGCACTAGATATGTGTTATAAGTTATATGAAACACCTACCTTTAGAGCGTACAAAGGAATCAAATCAATGTTAGATAGATTGGCTAAGTACATGGAAGTAACTGCTATTGAACATGGTAGAGATGGTAACATAAACTCTATGGTAAATGCAGCATCTAAATTTGAACAAATTAGACAATCATATAAAGGAGCCTTTGTTGATATGAAACAAGAACAAGAAAGTTCTGTACGTGGTGGTGCAGGATTAGCATATGACCAAATATAATAAACCATTAAAATCAAAAAGATGATACAACAAGTAATACCAGTAGGAAAGAAATTATTAATTAAACAAAAGAAAGCTGAAGCATTTTTTAAAAATACTACAATCATTATACCTGAAGCTGCTCAAAAAGTAGAAAATAAAGGTACTGTTGTAGCTGTAGGTGAGGGTGTTACAGAAATTAAAATAGGTGATGTGGTTCAATATAGTGAACATTGTCTGCCAACATCTATGATGCATGATGATGAAGAACACTTACTGATCCATGAAGGTGATGTATTTGCAAAATTCAAGTATGTATAGATCCATACCTACATATGAAAATGATTCTTGGACAACTACAGAATTTGAAACTAGGGAGGATTTTATTGAATATGTTTTAAGTATATTCAATGTTCCTGGTCATTATGAGTTTAATAAACTTTCTTTTAAGTTTAATGAGCAGGCTCAAATATTTAATAAACAAGGATTCTATTGTGATAAACCATTTAGATCTAAAGACTTTACTGACTATTGGGAAGATCAAAAGATTAAATGTAGAGAAGGAGTTATCTATAATGATGGAGATAAAAGCTGGTATTTAACTAGAGATTATTACATGTGGTTAAACTTTCTTCCAATCTTTGATAAAGAAGAAAAGAAATATGGTTTTGCTAAAGTACGTGATGCTCAGTATCATATGGCTTTATATGAACAACTTGCAGAACTACATTACAAGCATTCAGCTATATTAAAGAAACGTCAGATAGCATCTTCATATTTTCACATGGGTAAAATTATTAATACCTATTGGTTTGAGGAAGGAAGTATCTGTAAAATTGGTGCATCACTTAAAGATTTTATAAATGATAAAGGATCATGGAAGTTTTTAGATGAATACAAAACATTCTTGAATGAGCATACTGCTTGGTATAGACCAAGTAATCCTGAAAAGGTTTTACTATGGCAACAACAAATTGAAGTTAAAATTGGAAATAGAAAAACAGCAAGAGGTTTAAAGTCTAAAATACAAGGAGGTTCATTTGAAAAGAATGCAACAACTGGAGTAGGGGGACCTTGTTCAATTTTCTTTCATGAAGAAGCTGGTATTGCTCCAAAGATGTCTGAGACATATGAGTACTTACGTCCTGCAATGTCTTCTGGTATGATTACTACAGGTATGTTTATTGCTGCTGGATCAGTGGGAGATTTAGAACAATGTAATCCTTTGAAAGAAATGATTACTAATCCGGTGGCTAATGATATTTATGCTGTTGAAACAGATCTTATTGATGCAGATGGTACAATAGGTATGGCAGGTTTGTTTATTCCAGAACAATGGTCAATGCCACCATACATTGATGACTATGGAAACTCTTTAGTAAAAGAAGCTGAAGTAGCAATTAATGAAGAAAGAGAAAGATGGAAGAATGAATTAAACGGTGAGCAGTTTCAATTAAGGATATCTCAGAAACCTTTAAACATTGCTGAAGCATTTGCTTATAGAAAAGCATCTGTATTTCCACAAGGTATTCTTAGTAGACAACAAAAAAGAATTGAAGAAAAAGAATACCCTTATGAACTAATTGAATTAGATAGAGATGAGAAAGGTATTTTTGCCAAAAGAACAAACAAACTTCCAATAAGTAGATTCCCTGTAGACAAGAAACAAGTGGATAAGACGGGGAGTATTGTTGTTTGGGAACGTCCAGTCAAGAGTCCTGAGTTTGGGGCTTATTACGCCTCTATTGACCCTGTATCAGAAGGTAAGACAACTACATCAGATTCCCTGTGTAGTATTTTTGTTTATAAGAATGCAACAGAGGTTACAAGGACTATGATATCTGGTGATGTAGAACAATTTTTAGAGAAAGATAAAATTGTAGCATCATGGTGTGGTAGATTTGATGACATAAATAAAACACATGAAAGATTAGAATTAATTATAGAATGGTATAATGCCTGGACTATAGTTGAGAATAACATATCTTTGTTTATACAACATATGATTTCTAGAAAGAAACAAAGATACTTAGTACCTAAACAACAAATTTTATTCTTAAAAGATCTTGGTTCAAACAATACTGTTTATCAAGAGTATGGATGGAAGAATACAGGTACATTATTTAAAAGCCATTTGATTTCATATGCAATTGAATTTTTAAGAGAAGTCATAGATGAAGAAACTGATGTTGGTGGAATTGTTACAAATCAAACATTAGGTGTTGAAAGAATACCTGATGGAATGCTAATAAAAGAAATGCTTGCATATTATCCGGGACTTAACGTGGATAGACTTGTAGCATTTGGAGCTTTAGTAGCCTTTGTAAAAATACAACAATCAAATAGGGGTTTTTCAAAAAGACGTGAATCAGAAGAGAAATCTTTGGATAATTCAAAAAATTTGTATAAATTAAAGTATAGTCCGTTCAAGAATATTGGACGTGCTGGAAATAATGCTGGAAATACAATAAAAAGATCAGGCTTCAAAAATTATAAATAAATTAACTAAATTAAATTTAGAATGAAAGTACTTAATGCAATGCAGTTAAAGGCCGGTGCAAAAAAAACAGAAGGACCTACCTTTTCTAGTTTGACGCAACCTATTCAGTTTTTACCTTACAGTGAAAAGACAGATGATTGGGCAGCGTGGAACTTAGATTGGTTAGAACTACAAGGTATTCAGTTTTTAAAACTAAATGCTAGAAGGCTTTTAAAAAATTATAAATTAGCTAAAGGAATTATAGATAAGACAGACTATATAGTTGAACCTGATAATGACTATAAAGATTTAATGGATGTTTTAACTAAAGAAAATGATTCAGCTTTAGAACTTAAATTTTATCCCATCATCCCAAATGTAATTAATGTATTAAGTGGAGAGTTTTCCAAAAGATACAATAAAGTACAATTCAGAGCAGTTGATGATAGATCCTATAATGAAATGCTTGAGCAAAAAAGAATGCAAGTTGAAGAATCTTTACTTGCAGATGCTGAAAAAAAGTTAGTAGAAAAGATGATTCAAATGGGTATGGACCCAGCATCTGATGAAGCTAAACAACAACTTGCTCCTGAAAATATTAAAACATTACCTGAAATTGAAGACTACTTTAGTAAGTCATATAGAAGTTCTGTAGAAGAATGGGCAACTCATCAATTAAATGTTGATGAAGAAAGATTCAAAATGCAGGAACTTGAGGAAAGAGGTTTTAGAGATTCACTTATTGCTGATAGAGAGTTCTGGCATTTCCGTATGTTAGAAGATGATTATGATATTGAATTATGGAATCCTGTTTTGACATTCTATCAAAAGTCTCCAGATCAAAGATATATTTCTGACTCAGCCTATGTTGGTAAAATTGATTTGATGACAGTATCTGATGTTGTAGATAAATATGGATATTTGATGAGCCAAGAACAATTGGAATCATTACAAAGAATTTATCCAGCAAGATCTGCTCAGTATCAA